ATTTTCGCAAAGTTCCACTGTTCCCCCGTCTTCCCTCAAAAACTCCAACATTTGCTCCATTTCAATACGGTTCAAAAACTCGCGATGGAGCCAATTTTCGTCATGTGTGGAGTAGCAGTACAACAAACAACCGTGACCAACGGGAACTACTGGTGCTCGAACTCCCAGCGTTCCATAGAATGCCAGGGAACTGTCCCAGTCGTCCCGATATACGGCCACAACAATGTTTGAGGCGTAGCACATCCGGAATTCCCCTCGAATGAAACGGTAGTACAGACGCAAATCTGCAATGCCATTCGTCAAACGATACGCCCTTTGCGATTCTTCCTCACTCTCCTCAGAGACCTCCTCAGTTTCCGAAGAAACTTCAGGAATGTCCAATTCAATGGACTCTCTTTTGGGAGCGGGCGCAAACATGGCGGCGTAATCGTTCTTGGCCAAAGCGGGAAATCGTTTGAACGTTTCCGCTCTCAGCTGCAACAAACTTGCCAAAGTAGCCTTGGGTTGCTCCGCCATAAGCGGTTGCAATTCAGGCAAGGTCGCGGCAAAGAATGTCGATGCGAGGGATTCCAGAACCCCATGAGCTTGTTCTTCAGTACAAAGACGCTCAGTCAGGGTCACTTTTCGTCGTTCCAAATTCACGCAAACAGGAACGGACAATCCTCCGACCGTGTAGGTGTTGTATTGGACAAGAGCAGCCAAACGGTGATGATTGGCTGGTGTTCCTTCACAGGTCTCTTCCAATTTTGCTTCAACTCCATGTTCTGCGCACCAAGCGGTGTATTGCTTCACAAAGAGTTCAAACTCATCTTCCGGTCGCAACAGGAAGATGATGTCATCACCCACACACGTGTAGTCCCGAATTTCCAGCGCAACTTGTGTGCTTTTCATCCGAGTCTTGAAGCCCTCAACTAGGGACATGTTGAAGAAAATGTTGATGATGGCCGTCATCCAATTGCCTGTCGGGTTGCCTTGCTCAAGCCGACCCACGTTGACAAGAGCACCAGAGGTGCTTTTGTAATACATGGGGGCCTTTGAGAGATTCCAAACAACCCACTGGCACAAGACTTTTGGCATTGGCACCAACGCATACAATTCGTCCCAGTCAGATGGCTTCACGCTACCGTCGAACAGAGTATAGTCCATTCCCAAGGACTTGATCAAGGGCACCTTGGCGCGCGCTTGCAACACATATTCGGTTGGAAGAGCGTCTTGCCAAGTGTAGTTGGCAGATGTCAATTTCAAAGACTGGTGCTCAAGCTCGTACATGTAAGTGTACAAACCATTTGAGAAACAGCGCTGCGCCAACGTCACAAAAACGTTGGGCACTTGAATTGATCGCAAAGTCGCGGCTGTCAACTTTTTAAAGTTGTAACCGTCAGACTTCAACTGCACCTTGATTATGTCCTCCCAAGGCAAGTTCAGTCCGTAGGTTCTTTCGACCTCGTCCCAATACTTGCAACACTCACGAAAAGCCGCTCGACGCGACTCATCGGTGTTCCCCAAGAAGTCCTCAATGTAATTTGGGACCCCTACCCAGGGGCCTGGTAAGAAAGCTCCCGTCGTCGACTTTGCCTTCAATTGTTGAATGGCTTGCACGAACACAAGCGCGTAGAAACGGTCCTTGTCGTCCCGGTAATACGCTGCTGCAATGGCGTCTTCTTTGAAGTACTTGGAATTGCGGTAACCTCGAATGATGTCACGCTGTGCAGCCAAAACTTCAGGCGAACGGATTCCAGCTATGGGCGTTCGAAAACGCTCCGTTGCTCTCATCAGCTCTGCATCCTCACCTCCAGCGGAGATGGTGACTCGATCAGACGTCAAAGCATCGATGTGCTCTTTCATGACGGTCTTCTTTGGATTTGCGTGTAGGGCGGCTTCTCGTTGTAAATGAAAATTGACGGGGACGGAAACACAAAAATTTTGTCCTCCCCCAGCCGCTCCCTCATGCAGTGCAACGACGATGGCCTTTCCGGACTGTATCTGATAAAGAGGGGACCCAGATTGGCCCGCCTCAGTGGAGCAGGTATGAATGAAAGCTCCAGGCTCAGGGGCATAGATCTTTTCAATCCTGCCCTCAGACGTAACAGTACCGGAAACGACAAAAGTTTTCTTCCCGATCTCCAATTCCCCGGTCTTCTGAGGGTTAGGCCAATTGGAGAAGGAATACGCCACGGTGTGTGGATACGCGGGGTTGGCCATAATTTTGGCTAGGCCTTTCTTTTCAATGATGTGCTCGGGCCCATAGGCACTACGAAGCACAACTTTCTCGATGTTCCCCAACAAAGAATTGAACGGAGTCGCTACCGTCCATTTTTGCGCATCCATGGCGAATCCGTGCGAAGGCATCAAAACACAGGTGATGGTTGCATTGGCGGAGTTTCGCAATGTTACGTACGCTCCGACAGATCCCATAGATTTGCCACCTTTGAAGTCAACCCGCACAGAAACTGCACAGTTTTCGATTTTGACCGATCCCTCAACCGCAGCTTCACGCTGCGGTAGGGCTGTGGGCCGAGGGTAAGAAACCTCCGCTGCTTTCCGCGCTCGCTGAAATGTGTTCCAGTTTTCAACCGCACCTTGCAACTGAATGTAGATGA